AGCGACCTGGCGGCGGTGGAGAACCAACTGGAGATGAAGATGCCTTCGTGAAAACCATGAAGGAGATGAACGCTCCAGAAAAGAAATAGTAATAACATAAAACGAAAAATGGACTACACAAACACTGCACAGACTGGTAACAGCTATACCCACATGTGGGACGTGGCGACTACCAGAGAGTTTGAAGGTGGTTTTTTGTTTGACAAAACAACCGTTCCAGTTGGAACACTTACGCTCCCCAAGGGTGCGCTTTTAAAGGTTGATCATGTTGAACGCAAGGCCACTCTCATTAAGGCTCCGGTACTTCAGGCAGCTCTCACTGCACTGGCATCCGAAGTCAGAATCCTCAAAGGTTCGCACCTGCTCACCACCGATGTTATCGGAACCGCAGCACAGGCTGTAACCGTTGGAGTAATCGACACATCAGATGCCGATTATGACTCATTCGCCATTTCAGCCGATGATCTGGGCGCACTCGCTGTTGGAGCAATCCTTCAGACATACGACTCTGCTGGTGCTGCCGGTAAAGTTGCTATCAGCCCGGACGGGTTGAACTATGCAGATGTTGAGCTGGACGCACAGCCGACATGTACGGTTATTTACGAGGCCAAAGGCGTACAGACAGCCAGACTTCCGCAGGGAGTAACTGTTGCCATTAAAGCGGCCCTGAAATTCATTCAATTTATAGGGTAAGCTCATGCCGACAATACTCGAATCAATACAAAATCCCAAAGCGTTTGATGCTTTCGTCAACGAAAACATGAAAACGTCCACCTATCAGATAGGTTGGAATGCGGAGATGGATGTGGAATATGAAGCATCTAAAAACTGGGCGGCAGCAACCGCAGACTATGCAGCAGCAATGCTGGGTACGGTAATCGACAAGAACGCCGAAAGGCCCAAGCGTGACATGCCTTCAATCGGAGAACTCTCCGGTACTCTGGCCCGTATGGGTGATGAGTGGCAGATCGACAATGATCGTCTGGAGAGATACATGTTCATGGAAAGTCGCCTCAAAGCGAGGACAGCGAACCTGACTAACGAGCAGAAGGCTGCTCAGTATGCCAGGATCGTAAAGTACCTGTTCAATCCTTACGAACTGGCAGCGATTGCACCTCACAGGCGTATTCTTGCACAGTATCTGGAAGGACTTTCTGACGGACAAGTCACCCTGACCAAAACCAACAACGCCGGTGGTGTCATATGGTCTGAGGCAATCAATGTAGGGATTGCGAAGACTGCTCTCCCGGCTGACGGTGTTGTATGGTCACAGGCTAACGCCGCAACGATGGACGTTATCAAGGTCCTTATGGCAGCAGAAGACGCTGCTGACGCTGCTGGCAAGGTCGTTCTCAAGCACAGGGTAAGCAGGGCAACTGCTTCTTATATTATCATGTCCAAGCAGCTCAAAGACCTTGTGTCTTATAACCTCGGTAAAGTTCAGGTTGCAGCTGGCGGATTCCTCTCACTTGAGACTGTCAACCTTTATCTAACAGGTGTGGGTCTGAAGCCAATTGAAGTCGTGAACGAGAAGGGTATACTGAACACCGGAGGTGCCGTTTCACTGTTCAAAGACGGACGGCTTGTTACCCAGTGCGCCCCGACGGTTGCCGTCCTGAAGGTCTCTGATCCTCTGGAAGCAATTGATCCGGTTCCGAACAAACTCTACACCACGTTCAATGACAACCTTGTTTCTCAGTGGAGAAACGATAAAGGTCGTTATGTGGGATACGAGATGTTTGCGTTCCCGGCCTTTATTGGTAACAAAGACGTATTCATCACTGACGTCAGCGCAACTGTCTAAGGTATGATCTATCTGGTGGCTATAAAGCAGGATTTACAGCCGTTCCCGGTTTCATCTGACATGATCACACGCAAGTGTGAAAAGCATGGCTTGACGGCTACTGCTGAGGTGGAGGACGAAGCCAAGATATTACTGGTTGAGATTGAGCTGCTATCGCAGCTCATCCCTCTCCAGTCGGTATCTGAAGGAGGGGTAAGTAAGTCCTTTGATAAGGGTGCCGCACTTTTGTTGCTAAAGAGATTATGCAACGAAGCCGGGATCGATGCCAGCAATTATGTCACTGAGGGCAGTGTAACGTTCAGAGCCGACTTATCGTGAAAGGCACAATCGCAACAAGAGTGACAACCGGGGGAGGCATAGACCAGTTAACCGGAGAGCCGATCCCTGTTACTTTTCTCTGGAGCGATGAAATTGAATGCCTTTACACGCCAGTCCAAAACAGCAATCAGGGACGCTATACTGACGGAACCTTCAAACAGGCCAGCTACACGATTACGACTGAGAAAATGGACTTTGCAGCCAAGCTGCTCAGACTGACAAATAGTCGTGAACAAGTGGCACACGAAGGGGAGATCATTAGTATTGAAGCCCTCGAAGACATCCAGCGAGTTAAAATAATAGTGTAATGACTATCAAAAGACTGTCACCAAAAGGAGCCGTAAACACCGCCATCAGGCGGAATGTCCTGCTGGCGAAACAGTCAATGTATAATACTCTGATAAGAGTTGGAGAGGAGTGCGTTGTGTATGCAAGGACAAATGGCAGTTACACTGACCAGACAGGGAACCTGAGAAGCTCAGTGGGCTATGCAGTTATTGATAACGGGAGAGTCATTTCTAAAAGTGGATTTGCCGCAGTGAAGCAGGGCGCCGAAGGAGCCAGTCAGGGCAAGGATTTTCTAAGTGAGATTATATCTCAACATGGGAACAGTCTAGTCCTTATTGTGGTTGCAGGAATGAATTATGCAACCTATGTAGAAGCCAAGTCATACGATGTCATCTCAGGCGCAGAATTAAGAAGTGACGCACTGGTCCCCCAGCTCTTAAGACAGCTGGGCTTTAATGTCAGGAAGAAATGAGAAAAGTAGCAGAGGAGGTTGAACAGGACGTTTTCGTGCTTTTACAGGCAGACCCGATTGCGGCACTGATCAGCGGAGATATTTACCGACAGGGTATGAGGCCCTTCAACTCAAAGATGGAGGATATAGTTATTACCTTCCTTACAGGGCTGGATGGACAGAAGCAGACGGGAGTCGTGAATATCAATTGCTACGTCCCGGATATCGACAATGGGCAGCAGTTACTGGTTAAGAATGTCGGCAGGTGCAAGGCGCTTGCCATAGCTCTCAACACCTTTAAAGAAGAATTGATGACCAGCGATATTGCTTTTGAACGGTCCGGTTACAAATTCCTTTCAGGGGACAACATGATCACGACTTATGAGGAGCTGGAGATAGATCAGCATTTTATCAACATGAGATTAAAGTTTGAGTATTTAACAATTTAATAAGACAAAATCACTATGGCAACAGCATGGGGAACAATAGTAATGAGCGTAGCAGCTACAGGCGCATTAGACGTTATGGGCGCTCCGCTGGTTTCACTCGGTAACATCAAAGAAGACTCAATGTCCATCACCCCGGAAGACGGCGGTTCAATGCAGCTTTTCGGAACAGGACATGTTCTGATTGATGAACTGAAAAACGAACCATCATTGAAGATCGCTGCCACACTTGTTGGACTGGCAAACGCAAAACAGTTCTGGACAGTGGACGCAGTTGAAACAGGTCAGGTAAAGTCACTGATCAAATCTGGCAACTACTCGGTGAAGTTCGCTTCAGCAGTCGTTGGCTCAGACTCTTTTGAAGCACCGAAGTGTATCATTTCAGGTACGCCTGTATTCTCTGAGAAAGAGGGTTGGACTGTGACGCTTGAAATTACTATCCTGAAGGGTGCAGCCGGTTATCTGTTTGAGCTTGCACCAGTAGTATAATGGAGGCCGCAATAGAGAAGACGGTATCTGAAGCACTATTGCAGGAAAAAAAAGTGGTTAGGTTGGGTGGTGTTGACTATGAGGTCGCACCCCCTACCATCGCCACGCTTGTAAAAGTCTCGGAGCTGGTTGCCTTACTACCGGGCCAGACACTGGATGATGACAAGGTTCTTGCTGAGACATTACGCATAGCAAAGGACTGCACCGTTATTGCAGAGATTGTCGCCGTAATGATACTGGGAGTTCAGAAGCCAGAAAAACGCCGGCCATTCCACAAAAGCGAGCTATTGAAGCTATCACAGAAACTCTTCCACACAGCCTCTCCGGTCCAGCTTAAAAACGCAATGATGACACTATTGGGACATCTGGAGGTTGGCGATTTTTTCGGGCTTACTGCTTTCCTCTTAGAAGTCGGGATAACGAAGTTGACCAGGAAGGCAGAAACGACAGCATCTGGGCCACAGTCGCCAGTGTCGTTAAGTGGTACGGTCTTACCATAGAGTACGTCCTTTATGACATGAGTTACGTCAACGTGATCATGTTCAACGCCGTCATCCCTGATAGCGGTTACAATAAGGACGAAGACAATAAACCAGTCAAGAAAGGGCTGGGGTTCGGGGACTTTATTGATCACATGAAAACGCTCAAAGAGGATGAATAACGTTGCTGGCAAGGAATGGTACGGAGTAGGGCTTGACACTACACAATTCCAGCAGGGTGCAGACCGGGTTACTCAGGGCTTCAACAAGATTGACCAACAGGCCAGCAAGTCCGGGGCCAGTCTCGAGTCTTCATTCAAAAAAGGTGCGGTAGCTCTTGGTGCGATGTTCACCGTTACAGCAGCAGCTGGGATCATTGGAAATATTGCAAAGGTCCGGGGAGAGTTCCAGCAGTTGGAGATAGCCTTCACTACAATGCTTGGCAGCGAAAAGGCGTCAAGGGATTTAATGGCCCAGATGACAAAGACGGCTGCCGAAACACCCTTTGACTTAACTCAGGTAGCATCAGGAGCAAAACAACTGCTGGCTTATGGCTTCAATGTGGAGAAGGTAAACGACACCCTTATCACTCTGGGCGATGTTGCCAGTGGCGTATCTGCTCCCCTGAATGATATTGTGTACTTATTTGGAACCCTCCGGGCCAGTGGCAGGGTCATGCAGATTGATATAAGACAGTTTGCCAATAGAGGAATACCAATTTACGAGGAACTGGCAAAGGTTCTCAAAGTCAACGTAAGCGAGATTAACGAGCTTGTCCGTGCAGGTCAGGTGGGATTCCCCCATGTAGAGGAAGCATTCAAGAATATGACATCTGAGGGAGGCCGGTTCAATGACCTGATGAAGAAACAGGCTGACAGTATTGTGGGTCTGAAGTCTAACCTGAAGGATGCCGCTGACATGGCAAAGAACGAGCTTGGTAAAAAGCTCGAACCAGCCTTTGAATCCCTGCTCCGGGGAGGCATTGAGGTCACAAAGAATCTGGATGAAATTGGCAGGGTGGTGATTGAGCTGATTGCTATTTACGGAGCATACCGGGCTTCGCTTATGGTCATCAATGCCATGCACTCCCTGAACATTAAGATCATGCGACAGGCCGTTCTGGAAAAGAAGCTGGCAGCAATGGGTTCGATCCACCTCTCAAATGCTGAAGCAATCGCAGCAGCCAGGACTAAGATGTTGGCTATAGCTCAACAGGGGCTTGTCAAGTCTCTGAAGGCAGCTTCAGCGGCATTGCTTGCCAATCCATACATCTTAGTCGCCGCAGCAATAGCCGCAATGGGCTTTGCGATCTACAAGGTGGTGACTCATCAGAATGAGATGGAGAAAGCCACAGAACGGCTGAACAAAGCATCCAAAGAGTCTGAGAAAAATTCACTGGGAGAACAACGGGAGTTGGTTAGGTTGAATGCAGAGCTGGCTGCAACAAAAAAGGGTACTGCCGAATTTGGGGCAGCAAAAGACAAGATCATAAAGAAATACGGCCAATATGACAAAACACTGGCTGACGAGATTGACCGGATTGGCACACTGGAGGGGAAATATCTCAGTCTTACTGCCAGCATCCAGCAGTCTTATGACGCCCGGCAGTATGACAAATTCATGGAAGAGCAAGGGGCTGCACTGGATGAAACCATGTCAGACAACCTGAGTAAGCTCTATGAGAAATTGACAAAACAGCTCGGACAGGAAGCAGGGAGCAAGTTCTATTCTGAGATCAAAATGGCCCTGATGCAGAGTATGGCAGAGGGTGAAAGTCTCCAGACCACACTCTCCAAAGAGATGAAGGACTTTGTTTTCGGTTACAGCAAAGGCTCTTATGACAACCCTGCAATCATGCGTTTTGTCGGTAACATCTCTGAGGCTATTGTCGCTACCAAAGCGGCAGACAAGCAAGCGAAGGAGCTGTTCGGCGTCATAGCCACCGGAGGCGGCACAACAGAGGGCGCAGCCGAGAAAGGTCCTCTGGCTTCAGTCTTACAACAGATAACCGAGCTTAAGGCAGGTATCATTGAAGCAGAGTCCATTCTGAAGGACATGCGCAAAGGGGAGTCTCTATCAACTGTAGCTGACATTGACAAACAGGTTGAGAGGATCGAGGAGCTGAAGAAACAGCTGGAAACCCTTACTGGGACAAAGCCACAAAAAGCCACCACAGATAAGACTTCAAAGCAGGAACTGAATGACCGGCTGGCAGCTATTCTGGAGGCAAAGAAAAAAATCGCTGAAGCGGAGATCAATGCTGAATATGAAATCTGGCAAGGGAAGATCGGCGTAATGGCTGAAGGCCATGCCAAACAGAGAGCGCAGATAGAGCTGAACTACCGGAGGCAGACTACTGAAAACAGCCGTCTAGCTGAACAGATGGTTAAGGACCAGCAGGAGATTGAACGGGCGCAATGGGAAACCAGTAACCAGGACTGGAAAAAGAAGGATCTTATCTTCACCCCGACAACTCAGGGCGTTGCTCAGCTCTCCGGGACCCAGCAGGGCCAGCTGAGCGCAAAGGATCAACAGGCCATTGACGAAAGAGCAAAGGCGGAGCAGGGACTTTCTGCTGAGCTTTTGAAGCAATACCAGGATTATGCAGCCCAGAGGATTGCTATTGAGAAGCAGTTCAATGAAGCTATTGCAGACCTGCAAGCCAGCAGAACAGCGGAGAACGCAACGGCAACAGACGCAGCTATCGCTGAAGCTAAAAAGCAGATGATTGAGTCGCTGGCAGATATCGACTTTGAGCAATTTCAAGATACCGGATTATGGAAACAGATGTTCGGTGATCTGGAGAAGGTCGGGACTTCAACGCTCAAATCAATTCTGGCACAGGCAAAGGCAGTCAATGCCACAGCATGGAACCCCGAAGACCTGAAAGAATATCAGGATGCTATTGAGAAGCTGGAAGACACAATCACTAACCGGAATCCATTCCGGGCGTTGGGCGAGAGCTGGAGTGAAATGGTCGAAGCAATGAAGGCCGGGGATGCTGATGCGATTAAAAGTGGTGCACAAAAGCTGACCAGCTCAATCGACACTATTTCCGGGGGCCTTACAGAAATTGGTGACGGTATCGGTAGCCTGTTTGGGGAGGACGCTGCCTATGCAGCCGAGAACATTACTGGTCTGATCGGTGGCGTTGGAGAGCTGGGCAAGGGTGTAGCACAGCTGGCCTCGGGGGACATTATTGGAGGTATAGCTTCAGTACTCAAAGGACTGGGCAAAATCTTTACCATCTTCAAGAAAATCAGAGAGCAGAACGAAGCGATCCGGGAGGAAATTTATGCTTGGAGAGATGCAGTAACAGCTGGAGAAAGAGAATACCAAGCCCTTCTCCGGGAACGTCTCAGGATAGAACAGCAGATCGGGGAACTGGCTTTGCAATACCACCAGCGGATCACAGCTGAGCTGGACAAGCAAAAAGTGGCCACCAGCAAAACTTATAACAATACACTTGCTGAACTGCAAAAGCTCGAATATATATCGGGCCAGACAAACATACATGGCACTCTATTCCGTAAGGCCAAAGTGGAGAACAGTTATGGCTCACTTAACGGGAAAAGCTATGCGGAGCTTGAACGGCTATACACACAGGGTAAACTTGAGGAACAGGCCGCCAAGCTATTCGAGCAGCTCCGAGACCTGAAGGCTGAAGGGGCTGACATTGACCAGATGCTGGCTGACTCTGCACTGGCTTTCAGTGAGGCATTATCGGGGATGACCTTTGACGGCATGAGAGACTCATTTTCGAGCTTTATGGAGGACGGTAAGGTTTCGGCAGACGAGACTGCTGAGTACATGGAAAACGCCTTCCGTGAGGCTATCATAAACTCCCTGATAATTCAAAGGTTCGATCCGCTGCTTCAGGAGCTTGTCGATAAAGTCTGGGCCGCTGTTGAAGACGGGTCATTCACTGAGCGCCTTGATGAGTTTAAGGCCAATGCAGCGGCACTGGGAGCTGACATGAACTCGGCGCTTGCTCCCTTCAATGATTTGTTTGATGCAATGGACAAGGGACAGGAGGCTGCAAAGAATGCCTTTGCCACAATGTCACAGGATACCGGGGACGAGCTGAATGGTCGGTTTACGGCCTTACAGATGTCCGGGGAAAGATCGGCAGTATCACTAGCCTTCCTACAGGCGGACTTGACGGATGTAAGAAAAACCAGTCTGTTGGCAGCAGAGTACACCCTTGAGCTACGTGATATCAGTCTCTCCGGGCTGGACCAGCTGACAAAGATTGCAAAGAACACCAACGAGCTGTATGTGATGAACGACAGGCTGAATAAAATAGAAGAAAATACCAGAGGATTATGACAGGAGACTTATTCATAAATACGAAGGATGCGTGGACCACCTGGGGTGTGTTCCTTGAAGAAGGCAGTGAAGACAAATTACTGGTGGCATCTCCAATGAAGGACTATATCAGTAATAAGTCCCGGCAGGAAGACGGCAAACAGGTTCTGACTTCAACGCCGAAAGTGGACGAGCGAACCCTCACCGTTGTCTTTTGCTTTGCGAAGGCATCGACTGACTTTCTTACCCGATACAAATCATTTATGACTGAGCTGTATCTAGGACGGATGGTACTGAATGTTGTCAGTCTGGGGATCACTTTCACTCTGGATTATCTCAATTCAGCTTCACTCTCCAGCCTGACAACACTGGGCAAAGTAGCGGTTACATTCAGTGAGCCTAACCCCATGAACAGATGATCGACATTAGAGACGTAGCCGGGACCCTGATTGTCTCAGTACCAGTGACCGAAGGCTCAGAGCATGTGTCGGAGCTGATGGTATCTGATTACGTCTTGATATCCTATATATCCCTCACAGGAGCTACTCTGCCAGCTGGGGCTTATGTGATATTTAACGAGCAGACATATAGGCTACTGAAGCCTTATATGCCGGTTAGGGTAAATGAGGTTGAATACAAGTACGAGCCTCAGTTCCATTCAAAAGTCATGTCATGGACCGTCAGGCCTTTTTTCTTTCTTCAGGAGACAGAGGGCGTTGTGACCGGGAGAGAATCGGACTGGACCCTCACTGACAACCTTCCGAACTTTCTTACAGCGATTGTCCGGGGCCTGCTGGATGAATTTGGAGATACTTATACCTATGCTTATGACGCCGGGCTTACCGGAACAAAGTCACTCAGCTTTCAGGCTACCAGCATCTTTGATGCACTGAACGAAATTGCCGGAGCATGGGAAACAGAATGGTATCTCAATGGTACGGTCATCACTTTTGGCAAGTGCGCTCATGGTGAACCGGTCACTCTGACTGTTGGAACAGAGGTAAGCATCCCAGACCAGACGCCGACAAATGACGGTTACTATACTCGCTTTTATGCCTTTGGGTCTACCAGAAACATTGACCAGGATTATGACTCCGGGTCAACAACAAATCACGTTGTTCAGAAGAGACTGGCACTGCCGGCAGTCAGCTGTCCGCTGGGATTCAAAGACAGCGAGGCCGGGCTACCACAGGAGCAGATATTCACAAAGGTCCTGATCTTTGATGACATCTACCCGTCCTCAAACTTGGCTATTTCAGCAGTCCGGGCCGTCTTAAAATTCGCTTATGACGGAGACGGGAACAAGATACAGATTGGCGTTGATGAGAACCTGTTACCTATTTATGAGAGGTATTCAGTATTCTTTTTTAAGATAGCTGGCTTCAACTTCACTGAGGAAATGATTGTCGCAGGGAAAACTCTGTCAGTTCATTTTGAGTCAGGGAACCTTATGGGCCGGGAGTTCGAGCTGGGCTATATCAGCGCAACTACCGAATACGAGATCATTTTTGATGAAAGCACCGGGATAATTATTCCCAACGAAGTGATTATCCCTTCAGACGGGGACGGAGTAATCCTGTTCAATATCCTCATGCCACAGGCTTATGTTGATGCAGCAGAGGCTACACTGGAGGCCGCTGTAGATACGGAGATCGCTCTGCAGGGTGAAGACATGAACACATATCGGGTCAACTCTTTCCCAGTAAAATTTACACAGTTGGGGATATCGCTGGCTGTCGGAAGCAATGTCATATTCGTCAATGGATTAAACACCCTCTCCACAAGGGTATTGTCCATAACTGAAAAACTGGACTTCCCGGCAGAAAAGACGATCCAGATCGGAGAGAAAAAGACTAACCGAACCACCCAGCAGCTCAAAGAAGCGGTCACGAATATCAACAAGAACGTGGACGTTATTGCCACCCTGAATGACCTCAGTGTTAGTATTCAGAACGCATACGGCAGGACCCAGAAGCAGATCGCAGAAGCACTGGCCCAGTGGAACTACATGTGGTACTTTGATAAGAGTGCCGATACCACCCTGGATCAAATAGACTTTTCTGTCTGGAAAGTGCGATCCAACTTCGACCTCTTTATCAATGGAGAGATCCAGGCAACCGAGGAGATCACTGCATGGATCGCCGGGGCCGTTCAGGAGGATGTTCTGGAGTACCTAACAGCTACCCTACCGCTTCGCAAGGACACCCCTTCAAACGTTCGGTTGGATTATGACACTGATCAGTTTGAACTTGTAGCCGGGGTATTGACTATTCAGGATGGTCTTATGACACCAGCTGCACACAGTCATGTCATTGCTGATGTCACCGGCCTTCAGACGGACCTGAATAACAAGCTGGCCACATCACTGAAGGGAGCCGTATCAGGTCTGGCTGAGCTGGACGCTACTGGGAAAGTACCAGCGGCCCAACTGCCGGCTTCAGGGTCCTCTTTAGAGCTAGGAGAAACATCCGTCACAGCTTACCAGGGAGACAGGGGTAAGACGGCTTATGACCACTCGCTTTTGATCGGGAGCAATCCGCACCAGTCAACTTTCGCCCAACTGTTAAGTAAACCGACAACATTGGCAGGATATGGGATCACAGATGCACAGGCTTCAGACGCTGATTTGACTTCCATAGCTGCACTGGTAGGAACGTCCGGGCTGCTCAAAAAGACGGCTGCAAATACATGGGCGCTGGACTTGAATGCGTATATAACAGGGATAACCAAAGCGATGATTGAGGCCGTGCTGACTGGACTGATATCCTCGCACACCCATGATTATGCGGCGCTAAATGCCACATTAAACACAAAGACCAGTACATATACCCTAGTTGCAGCTGACAACAATAAGATTTTGGAATGCAACGGAACCTTTACAGTGACTTTGCCGGCCTACATGGCAACTGGTTTTCAGGTGACGATTGTGAACGTGGGAACCGGTGTGATTACCATTTCAGCAACTGCTACACTTTTCAGCAAGAACAGCAATAGGAAACTGGCCTCTCAGTGGATCGGCGCAACAGCCTACCACCGGGGGGGCGATTATTGGGTGCTAATGGGAGATTTGACAGCATGATACCAACTACTCATGGCATATTACAACAGAAGCAAGTTGCAGCGTCGCTAATTGAGATTAGTCTTACCACCCTGTATCTGAATTTTCAGAGTTATAACTACACTCCGTATTGCAACATAAACGTCACCCCAGATACAATCGTAAACACAATCACAAAGATCAATACCGGGCAGGGAACTTCATGGGCATATATAAGCCCGGCAAGTGCGACCGGAGATCGCACGTTCAGGGCAATGGCATACGAAACTAATTACAACAGCTATAATAGAAGCATGATCCTGAGGATAACCGATAATGCAGGGGTAGCACCTTCGGTTGACATCACCCTGACGCAAGGCAAATATGGAACATGATAAATGAAAAATACATGGGCAAGATAATATCAAAATACCGAGGCTACACAGCTGAGCAGATA